CGCTGCTTTTGGGTCATGTGCCACCATTGCCATTAGGTTGTGTTGTTTCTTACTGCCGCTGGGCATTTTTAGCCTCCCGCAAGAACAGGTCTATCTTCTGGTCAAGTCGCTCAAGTCTATCAAGAACTCGACCAATATCTGCGTGTACTTCTGCCTTGGTAACATACTCCTTGGCGATTTCCTCGCGTGTACGGTTTAGCAGGATACTCAAGCGCTTCACCTCATCAGACTTGTCTTTGAGAACGTACCCAATAAAAGCAACTACGCCAGTAAGTAAAACGTTCCAAATGATTGATTCAGTCATTTGCAATTCCACCGTTTAAGACTTGCGGCCTTACGTGTAGGACGACCTTTCTCATCCTTCATCGGGCCGGGCATACCAGACATACGCGCGCAGAACGACCGTTGACGGGCGCCACCTTCTGGCTGTGGAGCCTTCAGGTTTGAACCCGTTTCGCGGTTGTACTTAGCACGCCCTTTGGCAGTCAGGCCAGCGCCTTTGGAGACCGGCAGCTTTTCGCCCCGGCCAACCGCTAGCGACGGGCCTTTCTTCTTAGCCATAGAACACCGTTACCGAAGTAACGTTCGTCAGAGCACCGTACACATCTGACGAGAATAAGACGCCTTCACCCGGGATCAGGATGTTGAACATCTCCGCTACAGCCGGTGTGTTAAGCGTAATCAGCGCCGTACCGCTCGAACCGCCATCTTTAAGAACGACAGAACCGGCAGTGCCGCTGGTGGTAACGGTGATTGCTTTTACACGAGTGCGCTGCGCGTAAACGGAACCAGATGCGGTAATCGCACTGGCCTTTACATCATATTGCATTGTCATAATCTAGCTCCTTAAACGAGAACAGACCCCGCCGAAGCGGGGTGAGCCAAATTAGGCGCCTGCCGATACTTTCAGCGTGCCAGCGTCATTCCACAGAGCGCCAGCAACAGCCGGATCAACCGTCGGAACAATGATGACATTAGCGGTGCCGCTCAGGGTCGTGTTGCCAGTAACTTGCAGGGTGCCGCCGATAGCGGTGTTGCCCGAGCCGTTAGCAACGGTGAACTTGTTGGTGTCCATCGTCAGGCCGCCGTTCAGCGCAGCAGCGCCGTCAACTTGCAGAGTGCCCGACAGAGTCAGGTTGGTAGTGCCGCCGGTGAAGTTACCGACAAAGCCGTTGGTCGATACGACTGGACCCGAAAAAGTAGTAGTGCCCATGTTAAATCTCCTGTGTTGTAGCACGTTTTTGCACAGTCTCTACAACGTCTGCTAGGTCAGTCTGTGCAAATAAAAATCCTAGTTGCATTGTGATATTACGCCGGTTTCACGGTGTGTCAACATAAACGATCGAAAACCCTGTAAATTTTCCACGCGTAATCGGTTTGCCTGATTTAAGCGCTCGATTAACTGTCGGCGGCTTCATCCCTGTTGCAGCTCGTAAGTCAGATACGCTGCCGTAGCAAGCTCTTAATCCTTGAGGGTTGGTGATTATAACTGCCTTGCTAACCTTGGCTCCGTGGTCAGGGCGCTTCTTGCCATACCAATAGTTTCCTTCGCCGGTCAGCGTAGCGCTTATCTTCATGCGCGTTTCTGTGGACAGCGTGTGGCCTTTCATCGTGGCTCGGCGCTTGGCTTTTTCTTCGTCGGACTGTACACGCGCTTTTGAAGCTACTCCGATTTTTTGTTTGGCTTCCTTGGTGTGGCTAAAAGTCTTTCCCCACATGGAGTTTTTCTCGCCATGTAGCCCGGTGCCGGGTGCGGTCGCATCCGTTGCTTTGTTGTAGCAGTACGCATTACCTACATGTTGGCGCAGCCAGACATTCTCTGCTTGAAGCAGGTCTTCAGTATCCGGCACATTCTCGACGACAACAAAAACGAACGCCGCTTCTCCGTACTTATTGAACGCGGATTGAAGGTGCTTGTTTACGTGGTCGCCACGCCGTAGGCGCCACAAGTGTCTAGCTTTTCGTTTCTCAAAATTAACGGCGCTGCCCACGTAGAACTTATTGTTTACGACGTTGATGATTTTATAAATTACCCGTGCCATACCTTCCTCCTGTTGATTTACGGGTATAATACACTAAACGAATGAATAACACAACACATAAAAAGAGAGGAGACCGAAGTCTCCTCTCTAGGGCTTGTACTACACGGGTTCTATTAGTTTGAACCCTGCGAACCCCAAATGCCCAATGGATCCGACCAGCCAAAACTATACCGCTCACGTGCCTTGTAACGAATATTGCCTGTATCAAAATCACCGTCTGTGGAAGTTGCCAGCGGCACACGCACAAAGTGCTTCAGGCCATTAGGAACATCGGTCGTCAGGAACCAAGCGTTCGGGTCGGTCAGGAAGTGGTTAACAGCGTAACCTTCCGGAATCGTACCCATAGCCTTGATCGCGTTCAGGTCGTTGTCGGCCGTTGCGACGCGCAGTTCAGTGCCGAGCAGACGCTTAGCATTAAACATGTTCGACGGAGCGACAACCAGCTTGCGCGGGCGGGCAGCGATCAGCAGACCGCGTTCGTCAGTCCAAGCAGCGATCTGAATGGTGGCAGCTTCGATAGCCGTTTCATTCAGATCAACGCCAGCCGACGGGCTGTTGTAGTTAACGCCACCGCTAACCAGCGAGTGACCAACGCGCGTGCTCGACGAGTTAACACCGAACAACGACACGCCATCACCACCAGCATACGAGCCATTGAAGCCGTTGTTCAGAACAGCAGCAGCCTTGACTTGCTTGGTGTACGCCATCGAACGAGCCAGAGCCTTGGTGTAACGAGCCGACAGCGAGTCGTACAGGTTATCTTCCATAGCTTCCTCGGTGATCGAGAAGCCTTGGGCAATGGTTTCGTGGGTATAGCGAGCGGTGAAGGCTTCCTGAGCGTTGTCATAGCTGATTGCCGAGCCTTCGGTTTTTACCGGGGCAGCGCCAAAGCCAGACAGCTTGGTTTCTTCTTCAAAGCTACGTTCCGAAGTTTCGGTTTCGTAGATTTCTTTGTGCTCTTCGCCGTAGCGGGCATATTCCATGCCGAACAGGGCGTTGAGGCCGGGGAGTAGCTCTTTAAGGAGCTGGGAACGTGAAATAGCCATTTGTTAGCTCCTTATACGCCAGTAGAGAACAGGTACGAATGAACACCCTGATTGAACTTAACAATCAGATCCGGGTAGGCGTCGTTAGCCGAGGCATCAACCACGTCAACGATGCGGACAGCCAGCGTGTTGGTCGAAGCCAGCGAACCGCCGTTAGCGCCAACAACCACGTTGATGGTCGAGAGACCAGTCGTGGCGTTACCGCCGAAGTTACCCAGAGCAGCGTTCTTACCGACAGCGCCGTTAGCACCATTGGTCAGGGTGCCGAAAGCGGCCGAACCTTGAACTTGGTACAGTTGATCCGGGTCATCGCACACGTGGATGGTCACATTGGTGTAACCGCCAGTGATAGCGTTGGCCGGCAGATATTGGGCGAACACTTGGTACTTCAGGTTGGGGTCAACGTACGAAACGCCGAGGCAAACACCAACGATACCAGCGGTAGTGCCGGCAGTCGGGGTCGAGCCCAGAGCTTGCGGGTTGCCAGCCGACGACAGTTGAATAACGTCACCGGTGTAGAAGGCGCCCGAGTTGTTCGTCGAGAGGACGAACTCACGGATTACGCCACCATTGAAGGACTGACCACCGATCAGGTTGATCGGCTTCAGGCCGTAGGGGGTGCTAGTAGCAGCCATAAGAATCTCCTAAGAGGGTTATTTTGATCCAGAACCGAATCGACTACGCGATGTGCTGGACGATTTCTCGCTGAACAGCGGCATACGCGAATCGCTCTGCTTCAAGAAACTGTTATCCACAGAATCCATCTGCTGTTGAGCTTGGTTATCGTAGAAGTCTTTACGCTTCCGAACCAGCTCAGTGGGCATCTTACACAGCATAAGACCACCGATTTCGATGTTCCCGTCTGCGTTGCCCGGCACCATGCACTCAGGATGATCGGCAGCTTTGACCGGCACCCAACCTTCGCGCAAGCGCTTGGAAACATTCGTGGGATCAGCCACACCCATCACATGAGTTGCTACCCAGTGGAACGTCATACCCGGTTCGGGGTTTGGCTCCGGGAGCACTGAGGGTGGGGTGTACATGTTGTTAGCATGCAGTTCTGATTCACGGGTGGAGCGTGGGGTGTTATTAGCCATTTTGAGCCTCCTCTTTGGCAATTTGCTTAGCGTAAACATCTAAGGGAACTCCAAGGCGCTTTGCTAGCGCTACTTGGGTACTGGTCAGCACAACCTTCTTGGCCTTGGTAGACCGTGACGATGGCGCAACCACAGTTGCCGGCTTGCGAGTCTCTTTACGGCTTTCCCCGAAATAATCCGGGTACAACTCACGCATGCGAGCATCAATGCGCTCGAAATAAGCATCAGAGCGGGGGTCGACCCCGTTAGCGACCAATTTCTTATGCGCTGCAAGGGCGACGGCGGTCATTTCGTCATCTTCACCGAACCACTGATTCCTAGCCTGCCAACGGACAGTCTTATCATCGGGACGTGCAGATTCTTGCTGCGTAGGTTGAGTATATACCGGTTCTTCAGCGGCTTGTAAAGGGGTTGGCTTAAATTTTTTCGCTTCAGCCAAATTCCACTGCGCTTCGTTCAGCGCGGTCTGCGCTTCAACGATTTGATCCGGGTCATAGGATTCGACGGCTTCCTTGTAGGCGCGCTTGGCAGCGTCGACCTTAGCCTGTGCCGATTCCAGCAACGTACCAGCGTAAACCTGCTCACCATTACTGACGTACTCTTTGAGGCGCTTATTCTCCTCCAGAACACGCTGCGTATAGGCTTCCAGCTCACGGGCTTGGCGCTCTACCGCTTCTTTGGCGCGTCGCTCATCGTGGCGGGCATGGCTCAGCTCGCTGATCCGCTTTTTAACCTTGTCGCCGTAGTTTTCCAGCTCTTCGTCGGTAACTTCTTCAACGTCCTTTTCGAGCGGTTTACGGCCTTTGTCTTCTGGCGGGGTGTCGTCTACAACCTCGACATCCACCTCTCCCTCACCCTCGATCGAAAATTCGACCTTATCATCAGCCAGCTCTGCGCCAGACATGATGGGGGAGGTGTCTTCATCTGGAAACTTAAATGCGTCCATTCGACTTCTCCTTAAGCAGCGGCGCGGAGGATGCCACGCGGATCTTGGACAGTCGCTTCGACTTGGTCTTCATAGATCACGCGGAACTCACGGCCGTGAATTTTGAAACGCGTACCGGAATAGGTACGAACTAGGACGAAATCACCCTCTTTACACCACGGGCCAAGCGGATACTTGGTTTTGTCTTGGTAGCAATCGGGGCCGACTTTGACCACAAACAGCACGGTCGTAGCG